CCTACTTATCTCGGAAACGTCGGTATTGAACCAGGGCATGTGTAGCTTTGCGACTCTCATTTCATCCCTCTGGTAGTTCTTGCTGGTGTTTGAGATCGTCGGGAGATACAATCCCTCCATCAATGACCTGAAGGTGTTGTCCGTCAAGCCCGGTGGCCTGAGCGACTGTGACACCTTTTCCTTTAGCCGGGCGACCGCCTCTTGCTTGGTGCTTGCGTAGGCTTGATAAGCTATCCCCTGGATTTGCATCCTGGCTTCCCATCCCTTGCCCTTCTGCCGGATATTCGGTTCGTTGTTCTGGCTCATCGTGACTTTCCAGCATAGCGCAAAGCGCGAGGAATTCACGTCGCTTCTTTAGCGGAAGCGCGTGGAAACCTCGTAAATCTGCGGTGCTGAATTGCATGAGTTAGTCCTGCTCTGGGAGAATTGGGCCTTGGAAGCTGTGGAATCTGGAGAGGTGGAAAACTTCCCTGCTCCCGACTTGCCTTGCAATCAATGTATCTTTGGTTGCAGGTGAGTAGAAAACCCAGACCACAAACTCAGTACCAGAAGCAATCCACTTTGCCCAGTACCAACCTGGTTTGGTCGGTTGCTTGGGTGTCCAGTTGCTCATCGTGTTAATCCTGCCAACCAAGGATGATCGGCGTACAATGTCGTGGCGAGAACCGTCAGCGTGGCGAGTGCCAGGAAGACGATGCCTGCGAAAAGGGTGTAAGTGCCGAGCTTAGTTCGGCGGGTGCGCTTTAGCTGTCCGTAGGCGTTGCCGTAAATGTCCGGGCGGTCAGAGCATCTTGCGCCGTTGTACTTCCTAGCGGCGATGATGGCGTCCTTTGGCTTGTGTGCTTCTGAAAGTTTCATTGTTTTGGTTTCTCTTGGAAAAAATGCCCGGTGCCAATGCGTAAAACACCGGGCTATGGGAGGAGAAGAGGGAGAACTTACTCGTTGATAAGAACCCCGTCGGTTGGGTAAGTCTTATTCGTCGGCGAATGGATCGTGGTCTGGGTCTGCCTTCTTCGCTGGTTTGGCTTTTGCCTTTGGTTCTTCCGGTTCGTCGTCGGTCTTTTCCTCGGGGACATAAAAGGCGGAATGGTTGACAATGACTTCCTTGGCGTTCTTGAACCTCTTGATGTCGAAGTCAATCTTGTCTTCCTCGCTCATCCCTTCGGTTGATCCCTTAGACCATTCAGCAGGTTCTGGCAATACCCATTCTCCGCTGTCCGCGTCCAGGGCGCGAAGAGAGATAAAGCTCGCGTTTGCGTTCTTAGATCCGGTAGTCAGTGAGAGCTTTACCAAATCCCCTTTCTCTACATGGTGCAGCCGCTTTGCGAAGCTGACCCCGATAGGAGATGCGAGTTTGATCTTGAATGTCTCAATGGTCTCTCCATCACGGAGTGAAACTCTGATGCCGAGGTATGGCTTGACATTGTATGCCGAGTTGCCTGGATCATCAAAGAGTTGAATCCGGTCAAGTTCTCCGCTGATGTAGGTGAAACTGGTGCCGTCTGGAACTCCTTTCCCGTACTGGTTGAATGCACCGTTTTTGATGCTGTAGTTGTTGAATGTTAGTCCCTTTGGGGATTCTGTGCCTGATGCCATGTGTTTATGTTTTAGATAGTCCGTAGACCTTTGGAGTCAAGCTCACCGAAGAAGTCTTCTAGGGTTGGCTCTACAGGTAGGAGGTTCACGCGCTTAAAGTACGGCCCGTCTACTGGGCAGACTTTGCGGGTGAAATTGGTGTCAATGAAGGCGAGAATGGCGGCCGCTTTTGGGCAGTCGTACTTCCGGACTTCGTACTGGTAAGCACGATAGACCTGTGCGCTCACCCAGTTGCCGAGCATCTTGGAATAAAGCTCGTCGTCCTTCTCGGGCGGCGTGTCCGGCAGGCGGTTGTACTTCTGGTACTCAGGTGCGCTGATTTTCGCGAGGTTGTTCACCCAGCGGAAGATTTGCTTATTGCGCTCCTGGTCGCAAGCCCGGCGGTACTCGTCGGCTACTTGCGATCGGATTTTCTGGAGCAAGTCCTTCGGCATCTTCTTCAGGTCGTGTTGCTGACCAAGTAGATTGTCGATGGCCTTACCGAACGCGGCTTCTGTTTGAGCCGCGTCCAGTACGGAGTACATTTGTCCGGTGGTCATGGAAACACCACCTTTGCACCGTCCTTTACGGCTTGCAGGATGCACTCGAAAAGGAACTCTTGGAGGAACCAAGATTCTGGCAAAGTGTTTTCGGGTTGCTCAAACCTTTTGCCGTCAATCTCGGTGAATACGATGAACTCGCTATCCTTCCAAGATGGGCTGACTACCTGGACGTAGACTTTGTATCCGTACATCGTCTGGCAGAAAGTCTCTCCGGCGTCGAACCCGATTGATGCGCTTGGAATATCAATCTTGCTCATGCCGCACTCCCGTTGCATAGTGTTTGCAGTGCGAGCTTTAGACCGTTTAGCTGGTTGAACTTATCGGCCTCCGTGAGAGCGTTAAACTTGCGGAGAACTTCTGGGCAGTGGTGAGCCAGCATTCCGAACTGCCGCATCTGATCTATTGCGAAGTTGCTCGGCATCTCAGAGCCGTTGGCATAGCTCCATGCCTCGAAGAATTCCAGGTGGAACGCTACCGACTCGTTTGGGGTGAGGTGAGGAACTGGGGTGATGACCCAGACGCCCACTTCGGTGCGGAAACCGTCGACTGGGTATCGGCGCAGAAGGGCGGGAAATTCTGCGCGTAGGGCGTCGGTAAAGCCGTCTAGCTCGGTGATGACGATAGTGTTTTCGTCCGCGTGAGCTTTGGCGAGCAGGATATTCCCTGCCTTGATGTTCCGGTTGTAGCCCTTGCTAAGGGCGGTTAGTGTGGTGTACAGAGCTAACTCTGCGGCTGTGTGTGCGTTGAACGGTGTGTCCATGTGTGATCCTTGCTGAGCCGTTGTCGCGGCTACAATAAGACTTTACCACACTTTGCACAATTTTGTGCAAAAAATGCAAAGAAAATAAAAAAAAGTCCCCGCTGGGTTCAGCGAGGATTCATTTTCAGCCAAGAAAAAGACTTTAGATCGGGACTAACTTCTCAACCGCTTCGCACTCGGGGCAACGTTTGACGGTGTACAAGACTTCCCTATGCAGGAAGAGCATGGCGACGAGGCAAATGGCGGTAATAACCCACGTCGATCCGCAAAGGAAGAATCCAACGATGAAGCATCCGGCGGCAATCGCGCCCAAAACCTCGTATGCGCTCGGCTTGTATTTGTTTTTGTATAGGCAGTTTACGCATCCGCACCTTTGGCACGGGCCGACGAGTCTTGATGTGTTGACCAAAGAGCCGAAGAAAAGTGCCTTAAAGGAAAAGGGTTTGCTTGGTTGCTGGATCGGCGGTGCGGCTACGGTTTGGGATGCAGTGGCACAAGCCATGCACCGACCTTTTGTGAGGTCGCTATAAGCTCTGGAGATGTGCTTCCGGCATCCAATACAGTAGATCGGTTGCATCATGTCGTCTTGGGTGAAATCCTGGTCGTTCATATCTTTCCTAATAGGTCTAAGGCGGCGTACAGTTCGGCTTTTGCGGTTAATTTGAGCGATTCGGATACTCCATGTTCTGCGAGCATATCTATAAGCAGACGGATCTGCCTCCTGGTCGCTCTCGGTCTAATCGGCTCTTCGGCGTCCGGGTTGCCAATAAATTTCTGAATGCCGAGTTCGTTTAGTTTGGCATAGGTAAAGACGGGAACCTCTGCCCTTCCAGTTTCAATGTTAGCGACCGTTGAACGTTTCATGCCGAGTAAGTCCGCAAATTCTTCTTGCGTCATGCCGCGATATTTCCTCAGAAGCTTGAAGGCTGCCGCGTACTCCAGTTGATCCATACATATAATTTTCCTCAACAATGCTTCCACAGTTTGCACAAAATTGTGCAAACTGTTGGTATAGTATTTCTTGATGGACGAAAATACTACTGTTATCCGTAAAATCCAGCAAATCGACGGGGGGTGGAAGGGGGTCGAAAGTCTCCAGGCGTTTGACCTTCTTCGATCCCAAAGACACACTATGCAGGAGATTGCAGAGGCGTTCGGGTGCAAGACTCGAAACTTTTACTACCTGCTCGCAAAAGCTCGAGCCGAACTAGCAAAAAAAGAGGGCGATGATGCGACAACACCATCCACCCAGTATTTTGAAAGTAGCAGCAAGGATGTCGCGCACCACTGTTCATGTGGGAGTTTACCAGACTCTAAGGCGGTGGGATGGTGACCATTTCCAAACTATCCTTTGCCGCTGGTGGGGAGAAGAAGAAAGTGGAGCGTGTCCGCGCTAAGCCGGTCAACCACAACCAGCGGGCGAAAAGATGGCTCCTGGAGGACGGCGCACTGTGGGTGGAAACGCTCGAACATGAGCAAGCATTCTCGGTGAGGAAGAAGGACTTTCTCGCCTGTGACTTCATGGCGATTTATGCAGACCACCTGTGCCTAGTCCAGCTCACCACGGACTCCAACAAGTCTGCTCGCAGGAAGAAGATGCTGGCAAACGTGGGGCTTGGACACTGGGTGAGGGCTGGCGGCTGTGTCTGCCTGCTCACTTATAAGAAGAGCGTTTCCGCTGGTGGCGCCATTTCTTACACTGCAACGGCTGAAGACATGACGGGGTTATGGCTATGAGTTCTATTGATGTAGAAGGCATTCCTCAGCTTGCGCTCGGGGCGATACCGCGAAAGCATAAGGACAGGCGCAATATCTTTTCTCCTAGCGGGATCGTTGACTCTTCGATCCTAGACGATGAGGTTTACCGTTCGCTTCTTAGTCCGGAAGTGGTTGCTTCGCTGGAAGAATTCAACGCAAGGAAGCGAAGGGAGCGAATCTGTGGCTTGGCATAAACCAAAACCGCTGAATCCTAAGTTCTGGGATTCTAAGTTCGGGCAGGGGCTTATGGAAGAAGGAAAGGTTCGGCAAGGGCTTTTCTTCCCCGGTGGATCGCACTGGTACCTTTGCTACAACGAGAACAAAAAGACCCTGACGCCATGCCGAACGAAAGAAGTTGCGCCAACTTTGGTGGAAGTGCGATTTGGCAAAAGCGAACCGATAAAGGTCGGCTTGCATGGCAAGGGCTGTGAGGGCATCTCTTATACTGGCCCGTTTGACTCGCTGCGGCTTGCACTTAGTTTCCGCGATTGGCTTGGGCATAAGAAGCCGGAGGTGCCTCAGTGATGGAAACTCCGATGGTTGAACGCTGGATTTATACCGATGAGCTTGCTTATCACCCTACTGGTCGTATTGGTGGATCGCGGCGCATTGCTGACGTGATTCCAGAGGAAAAGGCAAAGCCGCTCGGACTCTGCGAGCAGATGCTTGCGATGCGAGAAAGCGGCATGACAAACAGGCAGATTGGCGAGTACTTCGGCTATGCACCCAAGTCCCGGAAAGTGGAATGGTGCCTTGCCTACGCCAAACAAAGGAGGCTCCGTGATGGTTTATCGTAGATTGCACAAAAAACCAACTCAACAAGACAACGACGTGACTGCGGTCAGTCAAGCACTGATGTGCTTTAGCCGGGAAGAACTGCGCGAACTGCTAGAAGGTCGCGCCAATAACCCGGTCGCCATGATGCGGGACACGGCGATTCGGCACCTGAAGATTCTCGACAAGATCGAAAAGGGGTTGCTGAATGATTAAGTTCTCCTTGTTTGGATCAATCCGATCAAAGACACCGGACGAAACGGTTTTGCCGTGGGCTGAGTTATCCGGAATCCTCACCGAGTTTGCTGAGCGCGGCACAAAGGAAGGGCCGCTTTGGTCGCCAGTTACCTTTGGTGGTGGTGCCAGGAAGAAGGAGAACGTTGACTGGGTCTATGCGCTGGTACTCGATTTCGACGGTGGGCATGATCCCGCTGATTTCCTCGAGCTATTTAGCGGATACCAGTACGTTATTCACTCCAGCTTTTCTTCCACGCCTGAGCATCCGAAGTGGCGGGCGGTCTTTCCGCTGGCTGAACCTGTGCCTGGATGCGACTGGCCGGGATATTGGAAGGGGTTAGATGAGCGTTTTGGTGGCGGGGTGTCCGATGCGGCCTGTAAGGATGCAAGCCGTATGTACTACCTACCAGCTCACCCGGTCGGCACTGTGCCGTTTACCTATGTTGGCTCAGGTGAATTCCTAGACGCTAGGCCGTTCTTTATGCCCGAAGCTAAACCCGAACGACCAGATCCGCGCTCCGTCGCTCCTGGCGATGGTGGGCTTATGCCTGGTGAGGACTTTGAAGGCCGCGCTGATTGGAGCGAAGCACTGCCGGGGTGGACACACGTTCGGCGTAGTGGGTCGCTTGACTACTGGAGACGGCCAGGCAAGAAAGAAGGCATATCTGCCACCACTGGGCCGCGTGATATTGGCGACCGCTTGATCTGCTTCAGCAGTTCCACGGCACTTGAAGCAAACAAGGCATACACCAAGTTTGGCGCGTATGCGGTGCTGGAATTTGGTGGGGATTATGCCTCGGCGGCTAAATCGCTGGTGAAACGTGGTTTTGGAAATGGTGCCAGCGAGAGCCGGCGAAAAATGCAAAATGAGCCAGCGAATTCGAACCTAGCGAGGGCAGGTGAGCCAGCGAGAATTTTGCAAAATAACATTGCTTATATCCATGGTGTTGAACCTAAGGCATCGGAATTCAACCCCGGAATCTCGCTGGCTCTCGCTGGCTCACGAAATTCTGACGCTTTGGTGCTCAACCGGATCAAACTTTTTGCTAAGCACTTTGGAGAATGGCAAGGGCTTTCCGCTGATTTTGTCTCGCTCCTAAAGGTGGATGATGGCAACAATGGCAAGTACCTGTGGCAAACGATTGCAAGACTTGAGCCTCAGCTTATGCGGATTCAAGTCAAGATTGATCGCGCCAAAATTCGATCTGGTGAGCATAGAGACAGGCACGGAGTCACGCTCACGCGGACTTCTCGGCCTTCTATTGAGTGCAAGAATCGGCAGCTTGATGATTTGGGGGATGACCTGTTCGCGCTTTTGCTCGAGCAAAACGATCCCGAAACCTATTTCTCAAGAACTGGGATGATCGTTGCTCCTGGCTTTGATGAGAACGGAATGATCTCGATTGTGCCAGTCATGGGGAACCGTCTTCGTGCGGAACTTTCTAGGAAATCGGACTTTATCGAATCAACTCCGACCAAAGAAGGGCTAAAGATTAAGCAGGTATTCCCGCCAAAAGAGGCCGTGGATTATCTCGAGTCTTTGTTCCCCTGGCCTGGCTTGCCTCCGCTGAAATCTATTGCCTCCTGTCCGGTGGTGACGAGTTCTGGGGTGCGCCGTTCGGCTGGCTATGACTGGGATCAGAAGGTTTATGTGAACCTGCCAAGCGATGTTCCGGTGTGGGATGGCGGTGATCCGGTCAAGTTTATCTTTGATGAGCTGCTCTGTGATTTTCCGTTTGATTCCGATGCTTCTAGGGCAAACACGCTGGCAATTATGATGCTACCGATCTTGCGTCCGGTCATTGATGGGCCTACTCCGCTTCACCTTATCGAAGCTCCAACTCAAGGCACGGGTAAGTCGCTCCTGGCGAAGGTTGCTCTGCTTTCCACGCTCGGCCAATGTGGGGCTATGACGGTGCCGAAGGATGAGGACTCTTGGTCGAAGAAGATCACCAGTGCGCTCGTTAAGGGTTCCCCGGTGGTGTTTATCGACAACATTGCGCATAAGCTCGATTCGGAGTCACTAGCGGCGGTGCTTACTACTACGTCTTGGACTGACCGGATTCTTGGGCAGACGAGCAACGTAGACGTGCCAAACGCGGCGGTCTGGATTGCGACCAGCAACAACTGCAAGATGTCCCAAGACATCGCGCGGCGAACCGTGTATATTCGCCTAGACTCGGAAATGGAGCATCCCGAAGAACGGGACGGCTTTAAGATTCCGGACATTGTGGAGTTTGCCACGGAGAACCGTTTGCGGATTCTTTCCGCGCTCACGGAGATTGCTGAGGTCTGGATTCGTGCTGGGCGTCCGCTAGGCCGGGAGAAGATGGGATCGTTTGAATCGTGGGCTAAGATTGTCGGTGGCTGCATGGCGGCGAACGGCGTTCCTGGCTTCCTATCCAACCGTGAGCAGTTGCAATCAAGCGCTAACGATGAACGGGATATTTGGGAAGCGGTGTTTGCTCACTGTTTTGAAAGATATCTTGATTTTCCGCAGTCTACGTCGGTGATTTACGATGACCTTAAAGAGACTGATTTCCTATCGGAACTTGGCTTAGTTAAGACTGATGAGGCCAACAAACGAAGCCTTGCCATGATGCTTACCTCGAAGGTCGGGAAGATATATGGTGCCACTAAACTAGAGAAGTCTACAAGGGCTGGAGGATCCCGTAGGTTCAAATTTACAGGGGTTGGTGCCACTAAGGACACTAATCATAGTTTTTCCAGTAACGCGCGCGCAGGCGCATACATACAAGAGGAAAACCAAAATTCTCCAAATTCTTCAGATTATTTCCATACGCCTGAGGCTGGAAATACTGCACTTAGTGGCGTTAGTGGCACCAGTCAGGTTCAAAACGGTGGTGCCACTAACGGTGCCACTAGCGAAATCGTGGAGGAGGTCTGGTGATAAATTGCTTTGATCTCTTCCAGGCAATTCACGCATCCGGCGGGTACTTGAAGATCGGTCCAAACGGAACGGTCACGGGTCACGCGCCGGGGTTTGGTGAGGATGTCAAGACTCACAAGGCCGAGATACTCGACTCGCTATGGTCGGAAGTGCGGCTGTGGCCAGAAGATAAGCCATACCTTACGCCTAGTCCAGACCTATGGAACTTTGCTCCGCGTGACTCAGACGCTCCGCTCGCCTGGAAGATTGAGGAAATGGTTCAGCTCATCAATCATCTAGGCAAATTTGATAAGCGGATTTTAGAACTAAAGAAACCACTGCTCGCTTTTGACCAGGCTTGCCAAAACTCACACGATGCCGGAATTAAGTGGATGCGCGACCATCGGGACGAGTTTATGCAATCGCTGCACGATCTTGGGCTTTTTGAGAAACCGCTGGAAGGCGTCGATCTTATCAAGGCCGCTGAAGAAATCTTTGAGGTGAAATCGAATGAACATCAATCAATTAACCAGTGAAGTTTTGGCGAGTTTGGTTTCAAGCTCCGTAGAAGACCGGATGCTCAAGAAGCAGGTTCGCGCTCGGAGGGTTTTCTCGGACGGGAAAAACTCCTTCATTTGCATTGGCAACGAGTTCCACGGCTCCAGGATGCTGGTGAGCATCGTCAAGGTTAGTTCCACGCTGTTTCACCATGACTTCATTTGGAATCGGAATAATCAGCGGTGGGCTTTTGAATCCACCGGGCAGATACTGACGACGGTTCTTGAGTGCGACATCTCGCCGGCTGCTGTTGCTCTTGCTATTTCCAGGCAGTCACCTAAAGGCTACGGCATGATGTTGGAGCTAGATTCGAGCCTCCTGGTCAATGGCCGCGCTTATTTGATGTCCAAGGGGTTTGACCGGGACAAGGCAGATTATCACGCTCTGATCGCATTCCAAAAGGCGATGGATGCGATAACTTACATTGAAGGCACGAACTTCTTTGCTTGCCTGAACTCCGCGTATTACTCGAGACTATCTAACGAGTTTCGGTATGAGCAAAAGGCCGGACGCGCATCTCCTGAACTTTCGCTCATCGAGGACTTGACGTCTGAGGAGATGGATGTCCCATTGGTTTGCGGATCATTAGCCCACAAGGTCGCGGATCTGGTCTTGGGCGGTCAAACGTTTGAGGAGGCATCTGAAAGTCTATGCCTGACTGAGGCTGAGCGTCAATCGGTGAAACAAGAACTGGCACTTGCTCTTGGTGTTTAGAAGAAGCATGAAAGTCGCAATCGACCCAGGTCACGGGATGTCCAACGTAAGGTCGGGGGTCTATGATCCCGGCGCGGTATCGAACTTTCTATCTGAGGCAGACATTGCGCTTCAATGGGCATTGACCGGGAAATGGGTTTTTGCTCTTAACGGAATTGAAACATTCCTCACCAGGGATGATGACCGGGACTCTACTCCGGTCGGTAGGCGAGACGATCAAGCCACTAAAGAAGGATGTACCCACTTCATCAGCCTCCATTGCAACGCGGCGGCAAGCACTAAAGCTCGGGGCATTGAATCTTTCTACCGTGACGATGCGGACAAGCTGCTCGCCACAACCGTTCTGGCTGCACTTGCCAGGGTTGTTCCTGACGCGCCAAACCGGGGAGTCAAGCACGAAAGCCAAACCCACGTTGGACGGCTTGCGGTGCTGAATTTCAAACCACCTGCAACACTTGTTGAGCTTGGGTTCATCACTAACCCGCAGGATCAGGCTTACCTGATTTCACGCGATGCACGAATTCGTTTCTGGACGAACTTACTCCCAGCGTTTAAGAAGGCAAAAAGATGACTCCAATTCAGGGTGATATTGTCGCAGTCCTTGCCACGATTATTGGCGCGTGCGTTTTCTTAGTGCGAACCGTGGTGATGATGCTCAAAGATAGCCAGAAGATTTTTACCAAGACTATTGAAACGCTTTCAGGCTCGGTAGATCGGAACTCGCAAAGCGTGGAAGAACTCGCGCACGAAGTGAAGGAATTGCGAACCGACGTGGGAGAACTTAAGGCAAGCCGAATCGCAAAGAGCCCGTCGCATTCTCGCTAGGTGTTTAGAGCGGTGATGTTCAACTTTTCTCAACTGATCGCCACAGCCCGGCTTGCACTTTCCACAGTCCCGGCACAGGCACACGCTTTTGTAGAGCGTGCGCTTACGATTCCAAAGAGCCAACGGGACAAGCTATATTCCGCGTCTGGCCTTGATGCCGCTGACCGAGAAGAGGCTGATGTGCTTTACCGCAAGGTTGCAGACGCGGCTTCTGATTGGGTCGTCTTCGTTGCCAGCAAAGGCACGATCGACGCTGACTAGACTTTCACGAATACCTGGGAATAGAGTCGGAAGAGAATTCCGAACACGGTTTTATGTAATTTCACCGGTCTTGAACACCCTTCCTCCTATTTTATGAGTGAACCAAACTTCCCGCCCTACAAAAAAGAAAAGCTATCCCGCTTGACGGGTTACGCGGCAAATAGCCGAACGCACTCCACCGAGCAGATCAAGCAGATCGCGGATTCTATTACCGAGTTTGGCTTTACGAACCCGATCCTGGTTGACGAGAACGGCATGATCATTGCTGGCCACGGGCGACTTGCGGCGGCTCAACTGCTTGGCATAAATGAAGTTCCGACGATTACGCTGGCAGGGCTTACGGAAGCGCAGAAAAGGGCTTATGTGATCGCAGACAATAAGCTGGCTCTGAACGCTGGCTGGGACTTAGGGCTTTTGAAATCGGAACTCGGCGCGTTAAAGTCTGACGACTTTGATCTATCCCTCACTGGCTTTAGCAGCCTTGAATTAGCAGACCTCTTTGCGGAAAAAACAACCGGGCTTACTGATCCTGATGAATTGCCTGAAGCGGATGAAGATTCAGTTTCTGTCATTGGAGACGTATGGGTCTTGGGTGCGCACAGGATCGCTTGCGGGGACTGCACGGACGCACTGGTGGTGGATTCAGTGCTTGCAGGCGTTAAACCGCATTTGATGGTAACTGATCCTCCTTACGGCGTGAAGTATGAAGCAGACTGGCGAACCAAGGCCGGATTGCAGGATGCAGGGGCGCACGGAAAAGTTTTAAATGATGACAGGGCTGATTGGAGAGAGGCGTGGGCATTATTCCCGGGAAACGTTGCTTACATTTGGCATGGTGCGCTACACGCTCAAACTGTGTCCGAATCTCTTGCCTCTGTTAAGTTTAAAGTTCGCGCTCAAATTATCTGGGTTAAAACGCGATTTGCAATAGGGAGGGGTAATTACCACTGGCAACATGAGCCGTCTTTTTACGCAACCAAAGAAGGTGATCTGGATGATGGGTGGAGATTCGTAGATGATCATGAATCAGCGGCTTATGTAGTGAAGGATGGTAAAACCGCTAATTGGGAAGGTGGGAGAAAGCAAAGCACAGTGTGGTTTATAGAACACATCAAGTCAGAAACTGGGCATAGCACCCAGAAGCCTGTAGAATGCATGGCTCGCCCTATTCGCAATAATTCCAGTCCTGGGCAGGCGGTTTATGAGCCATTTAGCGGATCTGGAACAACCATCATTGCTTGCGAAATGGAAGGAAGGGCTTGCTATGCCGTTGAATTAAACCCGCCTTATGTTGATATGGCCATAAAGCGTTGGCAAAACTTTACAGGGAAGCAGGCGGTCAGGGAATCGGACGGCGTTACCTTTGATGAGGCATTAAAAGATCATGGCAAATCCTCCGCATGAACCAACCGACGCGCAAATTGCCACCGTTCGCGCTATGTCTGCATACGGTATCCCGCAGGATGACATCGCGAAGGTTATTGGCATTGATCCAAAGACGCTCCGCAAGCATTACAGCGAGCAGTTAGAGAAGGGATCAATCGAAGCCACTGCAAAGGTTGCAGAATTCCTATTTCGCCAAGCCACAACGAACAACGTGGCGGCGGCTATGTTTTGGATGAAGTGCCGTGCAGGTTGGTCGGAGAAGACTCGCGTTGAAGTATCGCAACGACACGAGGACTTAGACCTGACCAAGCTTTCTTCCGATGATTTGGCACAAATGGAGGCACTTCATGCGAAAGCCAGTATCCCTAGCTCAAATTCAAGCGGAAATTAGGCGGCGCGATCTAAGCCGCTTCCTTCCTCACGCGATGCCTAACCTGCGCTGGGACTGGCCGCATACCAAGCTCATCATCGATCATCTCCAGGCGTTAGCTGATGGTGAGATTGAGAACCTGATGATCTCCTGCCCTCCGCAGCATGGCAAGACTCAGGTCGCATCCATCGGGTTTGGTGCGTTTCTGCTTAACCAGCGCAAAGAAACCCGCGTGGGGATTGCGTCCTACTCGGAAACGCCTAGCCTCCGCATCTCGCGCTCGATTCGGCGCATCATGGAAGGCGTTGGGGCTGAGTTTACTGGCGACCTTAAGAGCGTTCAGGAATGGGAACTGGACGACGGTTCTAAGGTTCGCGCGACTGGTGTCGGTGGTGCGTTTACGTCGTTTCCGGTAGACATTGGTATTTTGGATGACCCGATCAAAGACCGCGACCAGGCGGAGAGCCTCAATGCCAGGGAATCGCTCTGGGAATGGTACACGGACGTTTGGGTAGCTCGGAACATGGCGCACCAGGTACTCATCGGCACGGAGTGGCACCAAGACGGGCTGCACGGACGCATCCGCAACGCTCCGGGTAACCAACGATGGACATTGCTGAACCTTCCTGCTATCGCGCTGGAAAACGATATTCTTGGTCGCGCTCCTGGTGAGGCGTTATGCCCAGACCGAGTGACATTGGAGCAATTAGAAGAACGCAAGCTCCAGAATCCTTATTCATTTGAGGCGATGTACCAGGGCAACCCAAGCCCACGGGAAGGAACGCTGTTCAAGGTCGGTTCGCTAGTCTACTGCAACCATGACGAAGTGCCAATCAATCTACCAAAGGTAAGACGTTGGGACTTGGCAAGCTCACCGGAAGGGGACTATACCGTCGGCCTCTTGATCGAAGGGCCGTGCCGAGATGGGCGGTTCTATGTGACCGATGTAGTGCGCGGTCGATGGAACGTATTCGAGCGTGACCAGGTGATTCTGCAAACCGTGAGCAGGGATGGAAGGGTGGTAAGGCAGGTATTTCCAAACGATCCCGGTTCTGCTGGTGATGCTCAAATCAACGCGATGAAACGGATGCTCGCTGGCTATCCGGTTTATGACGAACGGGAAACGGGTAGCAAAGAGGTTCGGGCTGAACCCGTCGCGTCTCAGATCGCGGGTGAGAATATCGTCATTGCTCGAGCGCATTGGAATACCGAATTCGTTGAAGAGCTGCGGACGTTTCCGCGTGGTCGCCATGATGACCAGGTTGATACGCTCGCTGGTGGGTTCAACTACTTGGCAGCCAAAAAACGCATTTCGGTAGCGGTGTAGGTGTTTAGCCTAGTTATGAATCTATCCCAGCGGGTTAAGCAGTTCTTCCTGTCTACTGCGCCACGCTCTAGCGTCGGTATGCTTCAGGTTCCTGTTTTGCGCTCGCTCGACCCGCAGAAGGAGCCATTGCACCTTAATTCCGTGGTGATGTCGCTGATTAACTGGGCATGGGTTCAGTCTTCGGCGGCTCCACTTGCGGTGTTCAAGAAGGATGATGCGACCGACCAGGACGAGATTGTAAAACTTCCGTTGGTGCTTGAGGCAATCACCGCTCCGGTGCAAGGTATCTCCAGCCGCAACGCAATGTTCGGGATGTGGATGTCCCTCATCACCGAAGGCACGGCATTTTTCTACCCTGTGCGCGATGCTAGGAACCGCGTGGTAGGGCTTCAGTACCTGTACCATTATTACTGCACGTTCCAGGGTGGCAAGGTTCAGTATGTAGCACCAAGCGGCGAAACGACGTACTTTGACGAGCAGGATTTAATCATTCTGCGTTATGGTATTGATCCTGAAGATTCCAGACGCGGATACTCACCACTCAAGGCCTGCCTTCGCGAGGTGCTGACCGACCAGGAGGCAAGCGAGTATCTCCGCGCTGTGCTTTCAAACTTCGGTGTCGTTGGCTCCATCATTTCCAGCGATGATGAGTCCGCAAACTTTGACGAGGATGCGGTCAAGGCGATTACTGCGGCTTGGAAGAGTGCAACGACCGGAAGCAACCGGGGCAAAACGCTGGTATCAAGCACGAAGCTCAAGATTCAGGAGATCAGATCCAATCCAAAGGACATGATCCTGGAAAAGGTTCGCAACATCCCAGAGCAACGAATCTGTGCGGCGTTTGGCGTTCCTCCTGCGGTGTTGCAGCTCGCATCGGGTCAGGAAACAAGCACATATAACAATTTGACCCAGATGATCCGGCTTGCTTGGAACCAGTTCCTCATTCCGGTGACTGACATTATCGCAAGTCAATTTACTGACCAGTTTTTACGTATTTTTACTGACGATTCTGCGCTCTATTTGGGCTATGATAGGCGTGGTGTTGAGGCGTTACAAATTGACCGTGCAGAATTGGAAGCCAGGTACACGCTTTTGTACCAGGGTGGGATTGTGATGCTGAACGAAGCTCGGACTGCGCTCGACTTTGAACCTGCTCCTGTGGACGGGTTTTACCAGGATTTGAGTTCTGCGGCCAGTCTGACTCTTGCAAAGGCTCGGTTCGCTGAAAGTCTGGCAAAGAAGCAAGGGCGATCTGATGTGTGAGATTCGGATGGACGGTGGATTGCCTCCTGACCAGGCGGTGCTTATAACCACGCTTGGGCATAGACCGCGCTCCAAGGCGTACCGTGACAATGTAGACAAGGCATTACCCAGCGGCTTTGATGTTGAGGAGACCTTGACCCAGATTTACCGGGCATTAAAGGGCGATCTTATGGGGCTTGTTGAGCAGGTTAAGTCTGGCGCGATTGATCCTCAGCAGTTCGCGGACGATGCGTACCTTTTGATCGAAGATGCTCACTCTAAGGCTTGGTTTATTGGTCGGAAGCGTTCGGGGATGACCGATGCCTTCAACTCAGCCGATCAGCAAGCGGGGCGGGTCGCGGCTGACTTTGATTCCTTTTTCATTGCGAATTGGCGCGATGATTTCGTGTCCGGTCGCTATTTTGACGGGGAAGAATGGGCTGATGGATTGCTCAAGGAACGAGCGCGGGCTTATGGTACGCGGGTTCGCGGGACTGCCAACGAGGCATTTGTGCTTGGGACTGAAGAGCAGGGGCTTGACGTTGAATTCACTTGGGATCGCTCTGCGCTGGAATCGTGCCAGGACTGCATAGAGTACGAATCCCTGAACCCGTGGCTCCCTGGTGAGCTTCCTTCTTTTCCAGGCGATTGCTCCACGGATTGCCGGCACAACTGCCAGTGCCGCATCGTGCGCTCGGACGGCAAGCTCGGTTTCGATCCATTTGACGACTAGGTTTTCTTTTTTCGACCTCTTTTCCACTCTGTTTTGCGCTCGTAGACAAAATCTTCGGGGATGATCCAGGCTTTGATTGGCCCAAAATCGTGAAGAGTTGCGCCTGGGATTCGACCCTCTTTACAGAGGGTATTTATTCTTCTTCGGCTAATTCCCCACTTTACGGCGGCTTCGGCGGTGGTCAAGCGTGGTCACCAGTGATGTTCAAAAGCGATGCGGTTCCGGTTCCATGATCCACAGAAAGTTGCATTGATCCAGCGATGGCGGCGTGAAGTCCTGGGAACAGTTCTTCAAACTCAGCAGGTGTTGCGTCGCCGTCAAAATCTGAGTCATGGAAAACCCCGTCTATGTCTTGATAACCGATCCAAGTTTCGGATTCAAAATCAAACTTGAGGTTTTTGTTTACATACTGAAAATCGACAGGCTTGCCGTTTTCAAATTTGAGTTCGACCAACCCCGCTCCACGGTAACGGGAATCGGTTGGTTCGATGTTTGCGACATATGCGATGCTGGGGTGAAATTGCCCAGTATTTTTTGTGAAGTGGATCATAGAACCTCCCCAAACCAAACTTCAAGAGCAGCTTTGCACTCTGCGCCGCTTCCTGTCGCAACCACGCTGTAAGTTTTTTGCCCGCGTGGCTTTACTTCGGCGCGGCGGTTGCCCTTTGCCGCGCCTTTTATGCGCCCAAACCCCTTTGATCCTTCCCACTTCTGGAAAAAAAGTTTCCGTCCGTCATTGTCGAGTTTAATTTTCATGGTTGTCATTGTGATTTCCCTGCTTGGTTTTAGATTGAGTTCCAGACTTGGTCAAAAGTGACGTTTTCGCCAAATGTTTCAAGGATGAAATCGGCGGCTAAGTTGAATGCTTCATTGTCTTTCGTTCGGCGAGTTGAAACTGAGCTTGTGTTTGGCTGGACTCTAAGCGCGTCACTGTTTTTGTAGAAGCCAGGAAGACGACTGGATTCGAGGTATCCGGTTCCGGTTGTGTAATAGATTTTCTCACGAGTGGTTCCGTTGACGTAGATTCGTCGTTCGCCGTTTCGTGTTGTGAAGGTTCCGAGCTTAATTGTGGATGTGCTTTGCATTTTGTTTTACCTTGTGTGTCCCTTGCGGTTACGTTATTATTATACCATGCCTGGAACAATAAACAAGGGGAATTAGGATTTTTTTTGAAAAAAGTTATTGCCCCCTAGGTGTTTAGTCTAGACATGAGCGAAAGCCTGGTGCGAAAGAACTGTTTGACCGTCCTCAAGTCTGCCAATGAAGAAGGCATGGTTGAGGCGTTTGTCTCGGTCTACAACCTGAAGGACTCTCACGGAGAGCGGATGCGCTATGGTTGCTACGGCGAATCCCTAGCGAAGAAGATGCCCAAGGTTGCCTATTTCCACAACTGGAGCGAACTCGTTGGCAAGGTCGTTGAAGCTAGGGAGATTCCTGCTGGTGATCCTTCCCTGCCTGAATCTATCCGCGAATTTGGCGGTCTTTTTGTGAAGTGCCAATTCTCGATGGATGTCCAGAAGGCAAAGGAGACTTTTGCGCTGATTCGGGATGGCGTCCTTGATGAGTGGTCTGTCGGCTACTACGAAAAGGGGCGCGAGATTGAGGGTGAAGATTACTGGGTGACTGCGACCGATCTAGTCGAAGTGTCCCCGGTTTTGCGTGGCTCCAACCCTGCCACGTCCACAGTTTCAGTTAAGGCGTCTGGAGCGCCGTTTGCTGATGAACTCGGTTCGGTTCGTGAGGCCGTGTCGAAACTTGTTACCAGATCCAAAGAAGTCGCTGAACTTCGCAAATCCAAAGGCGGTGCGTTCTCTCCTGAGAATCTTGAGCTGCTCAAGCAGATGCGTGAAGAGATTGACGGCTTTATTGCGGACAACGACCAAAAGCAAGAACCCGAAGCACCTGACGCTGATGCTCAATTAGCACTTGCGGCTGTCGCTGAGGCTGTCCTTGCACTTTCGTAACGCTATGAATTTCACTCAAAAAGAAACTGAACTGCGCTCCAAAATGGAGCCAATCATTGTGAAGGCTCAGGCTGGCACGGCTTCCTCGGAAGAAGTGACCGCACTGAAGGCTATGACCGACGAACTGACTTCCCTCAAGGCTCAAATGGAAGCTGCCGTTGCGGCTGAAAAGGCACAGGCTGACCTGGCGGCTGGTAAGGGCGTCAATGCTCTTGATACCACTGCAAAGGCTGAATCTGCTGTTCTTTCGAGCAAGGGTTTGACCTTTGACGACCGTCCAGAGATGACCGAGAAGCAAGCTCGAATCTATGGTACTGACGAACACGTCAAGGCATTTGTTGACTTCTTCATGACCAAGGGTAAGCCAAGCGATACCCAGACTCTTAAGGTCGTCAACGAAATGGTTGATACTGAAGGTGGATTCTTCGTTCCTCCTCAGTTTATGACTGACCCGATCCAGCGAAAGGTGGCTCCGTACCGGTTGCAGAACTTGGTGACCAACTTCCAAGCCGCAAGCAACCAGATCAAGTACCCGACGATCCGGTACACCGCCGACGATCTGTATACCTCCGGTATGCGTCCGATCCTCACGGGTGAGCAACCTGCCTCAGCTACTGCGGCAAACGTGAACCCTGAGCCGGTATTCGGTGAGACTGTGATCAACATTCACACGTACATGGCGACCCTGCCTGTTACCAACGACTTCTTGGAAGATACAGTGAACTTCGGTTCTTGGATCACCACGAACTTGATGGAAATGGCGGCTGTGAACATTGATGGCTTGATTGCAAACGGTCTCGGTGGAAACCTCGGACCGCTCGGCTTGGTCACTGCTTCTGCAACTGGCTTCGCTAACGGTATCACCAACGTTGCCACAACTGTCAACGACTCCTTCTCCTGGCAAGACCTGGTGGGAGTCACAATGGAGCTTCCTGAGCAATACGCATCCAACGGTACTTTTGTCATGAACCGACAATCGGCTGGAAAGGCTGCGATCACTCTGCAAGGTTCAGACGGTCAGCCGATCTTCCGGCGTGGCGGTGTCAACAACGGTATCACTGATGCTCAGCCTGACACTTTGAACGGTTACCCGATTGCTTACTCCGCTCATATGCCGAACTTGGCTGATGGCGCGTTGCCTGTGATCTTCGGTGATCTGTCCCAATACGTGCTTGCTCGACGCGGTGTGATGACCATTAAGGTTCAGCAAGAAGTGAACTACACTTCCAACCGAACCTTGTTCACTCTGCGCTACCGAATCGGCGGCGCACCGGCACAACCAGCGGCGTTCAGAACGCTCCGATGCATCTAAGGAAAAACAATGAACCTAACATCTAACTATCGAATCGAACGTGTTGCTCCTGATGGTACAGCGGCTTCCACGTTCACTCTTGCGGCTGGAACTACGACCGTAAACTCTGCGGCTGTTGACCTTCTGGACTTTGCTTCCGTGGTCTTTTCTGCTCACATTGGCGCGATCACTGGCTCCGGTCAGGTGATCTTCACTGTGGAAGGATCGGCAAACGGCTCTACTGGATGGACTGCCCTCACGGGTGCTACTACGACTGTCGTTGGCTCGGCTAACTCCAACAAGATCGCGCTCATTGGTGTTGCGCGTCCGGCGTCGCCGTACCGATACGTGCGGCTTGTGTCGGCTCGAACCGTTGCCAACGTCGTACTTGACGCTGTGACTGCATTTGCTGGAGATGGTCGGCTTAGCGCTCCAACTCACCCAACAGCAACTGTTGCGGCTTCTGTCTACGTCGCTTAATTGCGGCAATAGCAGGATCAAAAGCACCTCCCTAGCGATAGGGGGGTGTTTAGTTTTATATGCCGCGAGCAAACTACCCTACGACCTCCGAACTCACTGGATACCTCGGCTCACCTACTTTGCCGACGGTGATTTCCAGCGGCTACCAATCCATGCTCGATTCGGCGGTTGAAGATTTCGAGAGGCTCACCGGGATCAAGCCTTTCAAGGCAGACGCGAACGCAAGCACCACGATCTTTAGTTCAGCCCATGAGAGCGGTGATGCGCTTTATTTGCCAACGACGTATTTCACGCTGACTTCATTAAAAGCAAACGTTACTCCGAGCGATGCGGGTACTGAATTGGTGGTAGACCAGGATTACTTCTTGCTCCCTGAAGCTGGACCTTATGACATGGTGCGCTTCCGTGGTCCTCGCTCGTTTGGGATCAAGGATTTCAGCGTGACTGGTCGCAAGGGATACAGCACGACGATTCCTGAGGACGTGTTTGAGGCGATCCTGCTGAAGGCGGCGGTTACGATCTACAACTATCAGGCAAACGCGGCTGGTGGCAATTACGAGAAGGTCAAACAAGGTCCGGTTGAGCTAACCTACGGCGCGTCAGGCTCGGAGCTTGTTGAAGGGCTGGGTGGCAAAGCAAGAGCCGCTGAGGAGCGATTCAACGCTGTGGTTGCCAAGTACAAGCGCATGGTGATTCTATGATTCTGAGTTTGGCGGTGACGGTCAAGTTGCCAGTCTCCAACTCTATCGTGGGTGGGGAAGGGCATGGCGGTCAAACGTTCTCGGCTGGGACTGCGGACACGGTGCAGATAACGCCCATGACAACGACTGCGGCTTACGAACTTACGGGGGTGGATATTGATCGTCCGTTCCTGCTCCTGACCACTCCGGCGTCTGCTTCGCTCTACGTTATGGGCGGGGTGGTGGAGTTTAGTTCGCGCTCATTTCGGATTATGCGTCCACCATTTACTTTCAACGTTGTACCAATCGCTTCTAATTGCAACGTGATTCTCTCGGAGATTTTATAAGATGGCATTTTCTGATCATTACAGGCCGATTTTGGATGAGCTGCACGATGCGGTTGTTGCTGAGTGGGGGCTGAGCGAAGCGAACGTGTACATGGGTTCGCCAGGACTCGAGATCAACATTCCTCACGCGATCATCGCTCCACAGCGGATCACCACGGATAGGAACAGCGAGTATGGGACGGGTAGAAAACCAGCAGGAATTTTCACCGTCACCGTTCGCGGGGAGTTTGCGATCACTGCGAGTACCCAGCGACCGATTGATCTTGTATTTGATCAGGTTGATGCGCTTTGCTTTGCGATTGAAACCAACGCGACGTTTGGCACTCTGGGGATGATGCCGCTCGTGGAAGAAGTCGGGCTTGACGAGATTACCGGGGAGATGGACGGTTCGGGTCAACGGCGAACGGTTGTTGAGATGGTCGTAAGTTTCGTGGTGCAGAGGGCGCGTGGCTAGGAAGCACCTTTCTTCTGCTTCGCTTTTCCAGGCTCATATCAAGGCGTTTGCCAAGATGAACGGGACTCACCGGGAGCTTGTTTTAAAGAGCGTTCAGCAGGCACGGCGCGACTTGCACAAGGAGATGAGCGGTTCAGTTAAGACGGATGCACTCCGTAAGATGGGTCACCCATACGGGCGCGGTGGATCGGCTGGAAGTGCAGGGCGCGGGCAGAGGGGGGATAGACGCGGACGCGCGAGTTTGGCGCCTAACCCGATCAACTGGCAGAGCGGAACGCTTAGACGTTCGATCTACCTCACGGAACGGACTCCGGGTAATTGGTATCTGGGATCTTCGGCTCCTTATGCCAAGTACCAGCTTTCGCCGGATGGAACAAAGGGCAAAAACGGCAAAGGCGGCATGATTCGGCGCGGTGTGTTTGGTGGTCGCAAGATGGGCGGTTCTTTGGGACGAATTGAGCGGTATTGGCGGGCTAGGAACCGTGGGATTCGTGAGGCTTTGAAGCGTCAAGGGTTCTAGGTGTTTAGCTTTGTATGAGCGCACGACGCACCGATTTAAGCACCAAGTCCTTTACGATTGAGTCTCTTGACTTGATCGCGCAAATTAGGTCTGATGATTTACAGCTAACGAATACACTTGTTGACGCTCGCGGTGCTTCTCGGTACGAAGTGCAGGTGCAAACTAAGCGAAGCGGCACTTTGAATTTTACGATTCAGAACACAACTTCTGGAGCTACTCCCGCGGACTACATCCCGCGAAGCAATTTGAGTGTGACGGCTTTAACGGCCGGCAGCTACAATTTCCTCGACCACTGGAAGAGCTTTACTTTGTCTTTGACCAATTCCACGGCTGACGGCTCGGGTGGTCGCGATGAGTTTACGTTTGCAAACTACGTCGGCGGGTCGGCTTTGGAGCTAACTGTTGACGCTCAGGTTCCTGTTGCTGAGCTTCAGTATGACCAGGTCGTTGATATGCTGAGCGTAACGGCTGCTGACCGGGTGAAGGCAATGAGTGTAGACCTGGGATCGGGTCAGGCTATCAGCGGTAATGCTGTCCTGGCGTCGGTTGGGATTGGGTTCCAACGGGGTTCGATTATGATGGTTCCTCACACCTATCGCTGGACTGGCACTCCGGTTATTACGGGCGCGGTCACGACTGGTGCCACGGCTTTAATTAACAAAGCCATTTCTGGAACTTTTGGAGACTCGATTATGGATTTAGTCCATGACACCGGGGCTGGGATCATTACGATCACCGATGCAAGAGTCCAAAGTTTGACGGTCACTGTGAACGATTCAGACATTCAGACGATCAGCGGGGTTCTTGCTCTGGCTGGCGCACCAACATTTACTGCGAGTACATAACATGAAAAGCGAAGAAGGAAAAAAGACAAAAGAGGGTGGATTTCCTGCCCATTCCATGCCGGCGCCAGTTGTAAAGGAAGACTTAATAACTGAGCCTGCACCTGCACCACAAGACGAAGAAGAAGAGGGCGAATAATGGGGCTGCTTGATACCTTGGAGAAGGATTACAAGGCAGAAGAGGAGTTCTCGGTCGAGCTTCCGGTGGCGTCGTTGCCAAATGGGAAGATGACGCTTTGGTTCCGTGGGTTCAAGGACGTCAACGAACGCCAGGCGGCGGCTAAGAAGGCAAACGGTTACTCGAAGGCCGCGCTTGTTTTGGGGAAGGCTCGAGAGCTTGGAATCACTGGCGATAACGAGGCGATTTCCGAACAACTAGCGGCGGTTCATTTGATCCATGCGACGTTTCTCAGATCCGAACCAGAAGAAGAGTTTTCGCTTCAAGATGCCATGCGTCTTTTGCGTCTCGGCGAAGCGTTCGTCTTACTTAAATTCCAGTGGGAACAGGGTCAGAAGACCGTACAAAGCGTGATGACTCAGTACTTTATTGATGAGGCAAAAAAAAACTCAGTGACAGTAGACGATTCCTTCTCTGCGGATTAAGGGATGCGGGTTCGCCGGCTGATGTGGTGCTGAAGCACTTTGACGATTTAGACGATTATGTTTTCAGCCTAGCGGCACTTGCGGAGATAGAGTTTGACGAGAAGGTTGCCATGGCTGGGATCAATTTAGGAGTGAAATGAGCGTTACAGATGTACTAGAAACCCAGTTTAAGCTTGATGCCTCGCAGTACAAGCGTGAGGCGGGCATGGTGACGTCATTCAACGATACGCTGGGGCGCGATTTTAACAAGCTGAACGGCGTGATGGATGCGATGCGGCTTGCTGGTGTTGCGGCTGGGGTCGCTTTGGCTGGCATTGGGATTGCGGCGGCTGGAGCTTTTGCGGCGTTTAGGCAGTACGCGGCTTTTGAGTCCTTGGAGAATGGGCTGGTTGCGGTTGAAGGGAACGCAAAGAAAGCAAAACAGGCACTGGAAGATTTGAAGCGAATTGCTCGTCAGCCGGGGATTGGCTACGAAGAAGCAGTGCGTGGATATGCGGGGCTTCGGCGCGGTGGTGCGGATGCTGATTTCTCCCAACGTGCGGTTGCGGCGGCTGGGAACGCGAACGCTTTTGCTGGCGGGAATATTGAGAGTTTCCAGCGCATGATGCTCGCGTTTGGGCAGATCCTCAACAAACCATTCCTCCAAGGTGAGGAATTGATGCAACTTAACGAGGCTGGTATCCCAGCTTCTCGAATCATCCGTGAAAAATTTGGGACTGCTGATGGTGCTGAGTTAAAGAAACTAGGCGTGACGTCTGGCATGGCGCTTGAGGCACTTGTTGAGGCGATGGAGAAGATGCCGGCCGCAGCCGGCGGTGCGCAGAATCTTCTCGACAACATCGCAGGCGCGCTTAAGTTTGCGATGGCTGGATTTGGCGCTGGGCTTGCTTCCGGGGTTGGGAACCCGCTAAACTCGGTGCTTAAAACCCTAGACCAACTGAACTCCAACAAATACTTTGAGTCGCTCGGTGCAAACATCGGGCGCATCTTTGAGGCCGTTGCTGGTGGTGAGGGTGAGGGGCTGATGAAGTTTGCCAATACGCTGGAGGTTCTTTCGATGGCGATTGCTGATGCGATGCCGGATATTATGTTCTGGCTCAAGGCTCTTTTGCTCACACTCGGGCCCGTCGGCATTGTTGCTCTTGAAAAACTTAAGGCACTGGAAGGAGATAGGTCTCTTGCAAAGGCTCAGCAAGAAAACGCTGATAATTTCCAGGCTATCAGGGAAGCACAGGATAAAGCCAAGGCAGAGACTGAAAAGCAAAAGACTGAGGATCAAAACTCTGCACAAGACCCTGCGACTCAGTTCCTACGCAAGATTGAAAAGAACACCGCCCAGGCTTTAGAGATTCAGAAGGCGGCTTTTGGTGGTGGTGAGCTTGCACGGATTGGGGTCACTGCCACGGAGATTCGCGGGAAGTCTAACCGTGAGAAACTCGCTCACCAGATCGGCGTGGTTGGGCTTGATATGGCGTTTCCGGTGATGAGGCAAACGCGAAGGCTAGGCACTTAATGGCTTTTGATGATCCTTTCGTTATTGAGGTAGACCACGAACAAGGGCGCATTGTGAAGCCTCTGAACGCTGTTCTCTGCCAAGGCTCCAGCGATGGGGTGGGGCGGGATAAAACGCTGGGATGGTCGCTCAGTAAGGGATCAGACGTATTCATTGAGGTCGCTAAGTACACCGCTTTCCTGGCTCCATACCAAGGGTCACCTACATGGGCGAAAACGACCACCGGGAACTATGTTCGCAGGCGAAAGACTGACTTTGCTTTTGGGGATAGCACGAAGTGGAGCGAAGCGGAGACTAAGGTTGCTGGGGATTGGTATCTCAACGGCTCGAACCTCCCGGCAAATGAGACGATGATCACCACCGCGACGTTCGGAAAGAATCGCGGGTTCTATGTTTCCTACCTTGTCCCTAGCACGGGAACGGAAGACTTCGAAGTGATTCAGGTCGGCTGGAATTCCACTGCTACGCTTGCAGGTGGGGTTGGGCTTTCGATTAGCTCGACTGGGAATGTTCTGATTTACCGGGATGGGGTTTACCGGGGTCAGGCGAGCATCAGCGGATTTACGGCGGGGAATCAGACCGGGCAACGGTGGGTATCGCTCCTGCTGATTCCTGGTCGCAAGTCGGAGCTGATCGTAGTTCCTGACCAGGGGACGGGTTTCACCTTTGATTTTGAGGAACTGAACACGGTTACATCGCCGGAGATTACGCCTCCAAGTACGAAGTTCTGGGCAAAGTTTCCGAGTACGGCGGCTGGGCGTTCGGTGAGTATCCAGATTGCGCCGATCACCTATCCAACCTCGGGTGTTCTGGCTGGTGTTGATGCGTGGTTCTCTGAGCCTCCGGATTCGGGCGATACCTTGCTTTCTCCTGACATTTTCTGGGATGAGGCCTATGCCGGGACGACTGGGGTTACGGCTTCGCTTCGTGAGACGACGGCTTTTGGTACGGTGTTTGCGCCAAACGGGACGAAGATTTCAGCCACTCCGCGCTTTGATTTGACCGGGGACGGGAATTATACGCCATTTATTTATGGTGGGGTCTTTGGCTACCGTGAGGAGCGGGGGCTGACCGATGATGCGGAGATTGCGGACATTACCAACGCTCTGACTCAGCGCAGCATCTCGGTGGGCGAAACTCCGGACGCTACCAAGATGATGGTCAGCACGGTTGGGCTTGATCCTGTAGCCACGGCTGGGATGGTGGATCCGCTTGGGCACATGTGCAGACCGATCCGGGCTAAGATGGGCGGTCAGACGCTCTTTGATGGGGTGACAATGCCTCCCTCTGTTGCTGGTGCGCCAAGTGAGGCTGGGTATGAGCTTAATTTTGAATGTTTGAGCCGCTGGCATTTGGGCGATAAAGCACAGTTCCGCGCTCCTTATGCGCTCGACGGGTTTACTTTCGTTAATTCCATTAGCTTCTTGCTACGCCAGGCGGGCGTACCGGATGCGCTGATGAACATTGAGAATCCAAGTATTACGCTCGACTCTGGCAAGACTGCCTCGCTCGGTGAATGGTCGCTGCTTATTCGTCCTGGCGATACGGTGAATGAGTGGATCGCTAAGGTGTTTGAGGGCTATGCCGGGAACTGGTTTTATAACTGGGTTCCAAAGTCTACGGGGGGCATGGAGTTCAAGGTGCTTTCACCGACGGGCATGGGTTCCACTCCTGTCCTTACTTTGTGGGGAACGGTTGCTCAGGCGGTTGCTCAGTTGGTATCGGAAGGGCTTTCTGCTGGGGATGCGGCTAAGTTTTACGCGCATAGGCTCTGGCAAGACTTCCAAGAGGAGCAGTTGCCACCGGAGGCCAACGAGGTTCGGGTCATTGGTCGCAATCCTAAAAACAATCAGCCGATTGCGGCTTTTAAGGTGGATTATGCGGCGGCTAATCCTACGACTCTTCCGAGTTTGCGGCCTTCTAACTGGGTCGGGTATCGCTCGGTCGCGGCGATTGTGAACCCTGGCATTACTTCGCAGACGAGCGTGAACCGTGCGGTCAATTTGCTCTTTGATCGGCTTACTCCTAAGCGGCGACTTGTGAAGTTTGGTTCCCCGGTTTGGATTAAGCTGACGGCTTCCGGGCAGTACCTTTACCCACCGATGTCGGTGACGCTGAAGAACATCTATGACGGTGTAGACGCTGAGGTGCGGATTACGGGG